GGCGGGGAAACCCGCCCAACTTGGAGGCGGTCGAAAGACCGCTTCCGCGAGACGCCGACTTACACTATGTGTGGAGTCGGCTATGCCCGGAGGTACGCAAAGACTATGCGTACCTTGAGGAGATTGGACATGTTCCAACCCTCGTGGTGCCAGTCCAAAGGGAGAGGGATAAGCGGTATAGGTTTGAGGACCAGCTGTTTTCTCGTCTGCCATATGACCTCCAAGAGAAACTTGGAGGGTTTGCGGGGGATTACTACTGCGCGGACGCTGACGTACGTTCGTACGCGGTGTCTGTAGGTAAGATGGATGTTCCACCAACCCGGCTATACAAACACACAGAGTCATGGGCTCGTGCTAAGGAGTATATCTACTCAGTCTATGATGACCTTTTCTCGCGAGAGACTAGATTGACAGAGACTGAGGAGCTGATGCCATCGTACAATTTGGATACATCGGCAGGAATTCCTATGCAACAAGCAGGCCTTAAGAAAAAGAAGGATGTCTTGCGGTCAATGTATGGGCGGGAGTATATGGGTTTTATTGGTGAGTCATACGTTCCACTCTGGCGCGTGTCAGGGAAGAGAGAGTGGCTGCACCAGGACGACATAGACAAGGACAAAGTTAGAACATTCATCGTTCCTCCTTTTAAGCTACTACACCAGCAGAAGCGGTATTTTCAGTCGCAAAACACGGCCATGAAGATGCACCACTGGTCAGCATATGGATTCAATCCCTATCAAGGGGGCGTTGACAGGATTGCCAATATCCTAAACGAGAATCCTATTAAGGTCATGTACGACGTGCGTGGTTGGGACCGGTTGGTTCCTAATATGCGTACCTGTTACAAGTTCCGAACGGCTTTTCATAAAGGTCGAGCCAAACTTGCGGCAGAGATGGTGGGTCAAATGACTTGCACGGTTGTGATGGTGTTGGCCGATGGCACTATACTTATTAGGCGGAATGGCAACTGTTCCGGTAGTGGTAGCACTACTAACGACAACATAATATGCCATTCGTTCATATTAGCATATGTGCTGTTGGAGATGTTTGGAGAGGAGAGGGTGGTAGACCAAGTCAGAGCATTTTTATTTGGCGATGACGACGTACTTTCCATTCCGGACACGGGGTTGACGGACGAGGAGATTGAGAAGTATTTCAGAACGGGATTTGGACATTTCGGGCTGGAGTTGGACCCTTTTCTGGTTTCGAGAGACCTTGGAGATATGGAATTTCTGGGATTCAAATTTTTGAACAAAGGAGATTTCTGGTATCCTAAATACAAGATAGAACGCTTGCTTGCTGCGTTCTGCTATGAGTATGACTCAAAAATTCCATTGGAGGCATCAATATCTAAGGCTTATGCTTTGGTTGTTATGGCGTATCCAACGGGAGGGGAGGTGTACAACCTGATGAGGAGGGCATATAAGCTATACTGCAGGGAATTGGCAGATAGTGAAAACCCCATCGTTCAGTCCTTCGTGAGTTTAGGGTTACCGACAGATCAAATGTTGGAGAACTTTTACACGGGGAAGGAGTCCAGTGGATGTTTAGCTGATTTGTTCAGCACGGCAGGATTGGAGGTATATAATATCTTTGGGCATGTCGAACGGGATCTCACAGGTTACAAGGGGAGAGAAGCTCCTCCAAAAGTTGGTGGACAAGGGAACACTAACTCAAGACGGGATGAACTGGCTAATAATAGCAGCGGATCCCATGCACGACAACCAGGTACGCCTGGCGGGGTGGCCTGATCTTGCGATCAGGCGTCGGTGGTCAGGACGATAAAACAGACCCAAACGTTCTCAAAGCCAGAAGGAACCGAAGGTAATTGGAACCTGGTTTTGCAGAACATGCCTAACCTGACTAAAACTCAGGTTAATTTAACTCAGTACGAGAACAATGTTCTCCTGTCTGCGGACACTACAACTCAGTTGACTGTTGGTGCGTCGACGGCAATATCATTTGCCTCGGCGGTGACAAACATTTCAATTTTGGAAGAGTCTCCGTTTAAACCAGATGTGGAGACTAAGGTGATCGCCCTCCCACCAGAGGTAGCCTCTGGGAATGGGAGGCTGATAGCCATGGGTATGGAGGCTATTAACACTACCTCAACCCTAAATGTTCAGGGAAATGTGCACTCGTACAGATTACCGCAAGAACAAGGTACGTATGCGACCTACGCATATCAACAGTCAAGGGCTGTAACTGGGGGTACCGGCACTTATGTAGCCAACACCCCCTTTTCTGGGCGGCAAGTCCAATGGTTTCCAGCGACGGAACAGGAGGTCATGCTCCTTCCAGGAACACGTACTTGGCATGCAAAAGAAGGCTGCTATACGGTGGTACCTTTTGAATCTACTGTCAACCCAATTCAGCCGATGGAATGCGTCCAACCG